CTGATGGCCTTGATGCGTAAACCGTCCATGTAAGCGAGTGGGTCCCATTTATTAAATGGCCCGTTTTATTCTCCCTACATGAATTGATTTTCGAATCTTTCGAGATCTTTCACTCTTTCTAAATCACGGACTTTCTGGAAGAAATTTTCCCCAGGAGCCAATGATTTGAAAGGTAGGACTGTGTCACTATCTTCCAATGGATCAAATACCGGTGTAGAAGAATCTACATAGGCATTTATTTTGCTAGATATATATTTAGCAATTTCTAATTCATAACCATCACGATAAAATGATGTTAGAATTAGAGGTCCATCGAAGATAAATCTACGAACAGGTGCCTGATGTTCTAAAAGTTCTCTTTGTTCGATTAGATCTGCTAAAATATAAGATTTTAGATCTCTAATAAAACAGGATGAAGTAACCCCTAGATGGAAAACCATATAGGGATCTCAAGTCAACACTAATTTACTTAGCATTTGACCTGATTTTAAAAGGTTACTTAATCATTGATCCCGATCTTGTTCAAACAAGATCTGGTCAATAGAACTAATTAGACTATCAATTCTTACCGCTAGTAGCGCTCTATTGATCCTCATAAAAGAGGACATTAGACCACTAGTGGAAGGGACAATACCAAAAGGACCCAATACAGTTCATTTAACTAAGTCCCTAGCTTTATCTGATAAAGTAGGAACTTTGTTATCGAACATAGTATTAAGACGTTGTTCATCAATCACAAAATCTTTGTTAACCATGTCTAGAAATAGGGAAGAAATTCCCCCTCTAGTACGCATGGCTACTAAGAGATTCTTGGGACCTAGAGGAGAAAGGTTTTCTCCCTTATGGAATATCTGTTTGGCAAATTCGAAAGAATGTTTACCAACCAGAGATTTAGATAAATTAATATCTACCCCAAGGATTCTTGTCATAATATTATGATAAGAATTAGCGACTGCTTTGTCAGCTATGACTATGTCATCACCAAGTAATGCATACAACTTAAAGTTGGGTTTACCAACTCTAGCCGCAGCCACTTGGACTATCACATGATGTGATAGAGCTAACATTGCTCAGGAGCTTAAAGCTCCCATCGCTTGACCAACTGAATAACGTACAGTAACATCTTCAGTAATATAATTACTAGTAGATGCACTGTGTCTTAAGGTTCAATCCCTGTCTGTCATGATATCTTGTCATAACAGACCGAATTGACTTCCAAACAAGACTGATAATATATCAGTCTGAATTTGGATTGGCAGTCTGTCAGTAGCAGCGGAAAGGTCATACGAGTAAAATTCATCAATCAGCCCTTCTTTGTAAAATTCAACAAGTGTTTTACAAGGAGCAAGCTGGTCAAATGTACCATCCATTGGTATCTTTCTCAATAAAGAGAAGATAGCCAAATGTAATGGTTTATTTACAGATTGAGTAATACAATCTGTGATGGCAAATACTCTGACTTTTCCCGCCGCTTCTTCTTTTAAAGCTAATCTTCCTAAGTGAACAGAAAGTTCACTATTCATTTCTGTTAATTCAGAGATAGAATCAGGAAATATTACTTTAAAGAATTCGTCACCCCCTTTTAAAAGACTACAATAATTTTGTAGTTTTAAAAGAAGATCGGGACGACGAGTTCATGCAAGGATATCCTGAAAGATACCTTGTATAGAAGAAGGGTGATTAGGTCCAGCGCTTCCAGAGAAATGTAATCTAACCGGTTGAAAATTTTCCAATTTTGGTAATTTTGCCGATAAAGATCCAATTCCTTCCATTATTTCATATAATGGTAATGTTCTATTAAGACCTTTGAAAGGGTCAGTAATAGTGGACAATTTCAGTTGTCCAGGAATTGTAATAACTCTGAAAACACTCAAGACTGTGAGACTACTACGTATAGCTACAGGGTCACCTTGTCTCATTCGAGATCTAAGGCGTCCAGGTATTATACGTGGTAATCCTCCCGTAAGGTCTATTGGTAGTCCTTCAGAAAGGACTACAATATTCCCACTAATGAAATGTTGAATGATTCTAACACATTCTTTACAATATCTAACGGTAAAAATTTTACCATTATTTCTTGTTAAAGTTCATATGTTAGAACCAAGTTTCATTAGAAGATTACGGTCTTCACCAAGGCATCAGCTCAAAAGAAGGATCCATGTGGAAAACATTGCAAAAGATGTAATGCTTTTCACAGATCCAACTTTAGGAGATCTGATTCTGTTTAAAGTTTTCATAGTTGAGTATAGAAATACTCTGCTGTGAAAGCTGACTAATAGTCAGGTCTCGCTACCCTGGACCATCTCTGTTAAAGACGTTGATAAATATCACTATTTATCCTATGTCCCCAGCAGGGAGGACATCCAGGTTACCAGAACCCCTTTTACGGGGTCGGCGTGTAAGGAACATTTGCTTCTTACTCCCGCTGCCCAACACCATAGTTGAAAACATGGCGTACAGTTACGAATAACTGGAGGATTTAAAGCCTCGGGCATACGAAAG